ATGGCATATTTCAAAATTTGCGTACGAGCTAAGAGAAAAGACAATACGTATCCTGTTTATATTCGTGTAACCCATCACGGACAGGTAGGATATATAAAAACAGATAAAGTCTGCAAGGCTAAGTCTGTTCGGAAGGGTGAGGTAATAGATAATTACATCATCAAGGATATTTCTATTCTTATTGACGGGTATATGTCCCGGCTTAATCGTGAAGATATACAATGTTGGGATATCAGAAAGATACTGGACTTCTTGAGGAGGGATTCTAGCGCACCTTCTTTTTCTGAATTTTGTGAGGGGTTTACCTCTAAGATGGATAACGAGGGAAGAGAATCCACGTCGATAAATTATAAGCTTGCGTTAAGGCGCTTGGAGGAATATATGGGGAAAGACGACATTCTTTTCTCTGATCTTACATCGTCTATATTCAAGGAGTGGATAGATTCGATGAAAGATAGCTTGTACAAGAAACACGGCTATCCGAAGCGGATCAAGACAATGTTTATGGCTGGATGCGAGCGGTATAATAATTATGATACCGGCGAGATGCTTATACGGAATAACCCGTTTAGGGGAGTGAGGGTACCTAGACCTACAGTTCCAGAGAAAAGGGCATTGGACATTAGAACCGTTCGAGATTTTTTTGCGGTATCCGCGGAGTATGGATCAAGAGCTGATCGTGCTAGGGATGTGTGCGAGATCGTTTTTTGTCTTGCCGGAATTAACACCGCTGACCTGTATTATATGGAAAAAGAGAACCTTAGAGACGGAAAGATGTGTTACTGCAGACGTAAGACTACTAATAGGAGGGATGACAAGGCGTATATAGAGATAGCCGTACCAGATAGGCTATCTCATTTGCTTGAGAAATATGCTGGAGAAAAAAGGCTGTTTAACTTCTGTGAGACTTATGGATCAAGTAAGAATTTCAATAAATGTATAAATGAGGGAATAAGTGATATAACAAGAAAAAACGACCTTCCTCATATTTCTGTCTATTCGTTTCGGCATAGTTGGGCTACATTCGCTCAAAACGATTTCGATGCAAGTTTGGATTTAGTAGGCTTTTGCCTTAACCATGCTTCTTCCCATAGGGTGACATCTGGGTATGTTAAGACCGATTTTAGCGTTATCGACCGCTTGAATGCCAAGATTCTTGATTATGTATTTGAAGAAAAAAACGAAAAAAAGATGGAAATAATTTGCGGATTAAAAAAATGACTCTATCTTTGCCGTTGAAATAGCGAGTTGGATTTTAGACGAAAGTTTGAGATCCAACTTTTTGTGTTTATGTGTGTTTGGTCTCTTCTTTCTGTAAACTTCCATAAAACAATGACTTACCGGGTGCCTTTAAAAAAACAGGCACTATGACGATTTCTATTTCTAAAACAGCGCTGCTATCAAGATTGCAGCTTTTGGCGAAGATCATACCCGCCAAATCATCCACGCCGATCCTTTGTCATTTCTTGTTTGAGACGAGGGAAGGCCGGTTATTCATCACCGGATCGAATAGCGAGGGCCGGATAACCACCAGCCTTGAGTGCATCTTCGACGAGGAGATATCTATTTGTGTCCCGACTTCCTTATTAGAAGGACTGAGGAACCTGCCCGAGCAACCAATTGATATAATCATCAACAAGGATACCCGTGAGATAAGGATCAAGTACCATGGTGGAAAGTTCGAGGTGGTGGGTTATGCCCCATCTACCTATCCGGGAAAAAGATCGATCGAGGTCTTGGACTCTGTGTCATTGAGCGCGGAGGATTTATTCAATGGGATATCCAAGGTCATAAATTTGGCCGGGAATGATGATATCCGTCCGGTCCTAAGCTCTGTCTTTATTGAGACGGAACCGGAGACCGTATGCTTTGTCGGTGCGGACGGGCATGGTATGGGATTCTTGAGAAAGGGCAATGATAGACAGGTTGGCAAGATCTCAGTTATAATCAGCCGTCCTATAGCCTCGGTATTGAAGGCGATACTTCCGGCTTCCTCCGATAACATGGAAATGAGGGTCGGTGCGGATTGGTCCGATGTCATATTCAATGACTATGAGATATCGTTCCGGAATGTGGAGGGGAGATATCCTAATTGGAAAGCTGTGGTACCCAAGGCGAATAAGCTGGAACTACTTGTTGACACCGGACAACTGATCGGGGCTATTAAAAGGACATCGGTGTTCTCCAATAAGGCCTCATGCCTTATCGTCTTGAGGATCATTCGTGATAAGTTGACCGTATTCGCCCAAGATATAGATTTCTCGACTTCCGCGGAGGAAACGTTGGAGGTCGATTTTAACGGGAATGAGTTCTCGATCGGGATTAAGGGATCGTTGCTTCTTGAGATACTCTCATGTATCGATGACGGGCGTACGAGGCTTTCCTTTAGCGAGCCTAGCCGCGCTATCTTGATAACTCCGGAGAACCAATCCGGGAACGAGGAACTTACCTATTTATTAATGCCCATGACAATCCCGTAAGTTATGAAAGAGTTCAAAGATACAATCCAGAAATATTTGCAGGAGAGGGCGGCGGAAGATCTTCTGTTTGCCCCGAGACTTGCCAATCCTAAAAAGAGTATAGACGAGTGTTGTCGTTATATCTTGGGAGAGGCCCGTAAGCGTGGAACCTCTGTCGTGATGAGTGATACGGAGGTTTTTGGTATGGCCGTACATTATTATGATGAGGAGAATATCGAGGTCGGAAAAGTTCCTGTCGGTAGCTCCGTTTCTTCTTCCCATAAAGTAGAACTTACGGAGGAAGAAAAGAACGCTGCCCGTCAGGCGGCCATCAAAAGGTTGACCGAAGAGCAATACCGATCGCTTAAAAAGAGGCCGGCCAAGAAGAAGGTTGATGAGAGTGTCCAACAAATGAGCCTGTTTTGATATGAAGCCGAGAACGAGATTGGAAAAGTTGGTGGCGGGATTGAGCGAAAAGCTTCCCGCCATCACAAAGGCGCAGGAGGAATGGGCCAAGGAACACGTGTTCGACCATGTAGCTTACAAATGTAAGAATGAGTTGTGGTGCTCTGAATGTGGCGAGATATGGGTTAATACGGGTAATAGTAAATTGGGTGACAAGACCGAATGCCCTTATTGCCACCATCAATTAGATGTAAAGGTCAGCAGAAAGCAGAAGAACCATGAGGAGGCGTATATGTCCATCCTGCAAGTGAGAGGCGGGTTTCAGGTGATCCGGCATATACTATGTTGGAAAAACGCCCGTAGGGGAACTTCTCCGGTGTATTATGATTTTACTGAAGTTGTTCAAGAATGGATTCGTGAAGACGGAAAACGTACGATCATAGCCCGTCCAATAAATATGGGACGTAACGGATTTGCGTATAGTTCCCCTCTTAGTATCAAGGGTGAATATGGAAGTAACCCATATAATTATTACGGTGATTTATATGCGATATTTGGAGAGCTTTATCCAAGGAAAGAATTACTTCCGGAATTGAAAAAACGGGGACTGAATCGACTGTTCCCGGATGTAACCCCGTCTAAGTTGATACGTGACTTGTTGAAAGGCGGAAACGATGCGGAACTGTGTCTCAAGACCGGGCAAATATCCATGCTGAAGCACATGTATAGAAACGGCTTTTCCCAGCTTCGTTATAAGCCATCATTCAATATCTGCAACCGTAACCATTATATTATCAAGGATGCGTCCCTTTGGGAAGACTATATGTCTTTATTGGCTTATTTCGGTAAAGACTTGCGTAATGCCCATTATGTATGTCCTAAGAACTTGAAGGTCGCGCACGATAGGCTATTGGCAAAGAAAGATGCCCGTGAAGCCAAGTTGAGACAGGATAGGGATCGTGTGGAAGCTATCCGTAGGCGTGAAAAGCTCATGAAGGATATAGCCGGCTTCTACGAACGGATGGAAAAGTTTTTCGGAATGAAAATCACGGATGGTAACATAGTCATTTGCCCGTTGGAGAGTATTACCCAGTTTTATCAAGAAGGCAAGGCTATGCATCACTGCGTGTATAAACTCGGATATTACAATCGGCCGGATCGCTTGATACTGTCCGCAAAGGACACCGGTGGCAAGCGTATCGAGACGATAGAGGTGAACTTGAAGACGCTGAATATCGTCCAGTCCCGGGCCGTTTGCAATGGCGTAAGTGAGTATCACGACCAGATAGTAAAACTGGTGAAGAAGAATATGAACCTGATTCGTCAGAAATTGATAGCGTAAATTTACAAGGATGACTTACATTGAACTTATAAATAATTTTTGGGAATTGGATGAAGACTGGCAATTTACCTGCTGTGAAACGAGGCTTTATTTTTATTTGTTGAAAACAGCGAATCGTTTAGGCTGGGTGGATAGCTGGACGCGTAGCGATGCAAAGGTGTCGTCTGACGTGGGAGTGTCAGTCAATTCGATGAAAACAGCCCGTAATAGATTAGTTCAAGCAGGTCTGATAGAATTTAAATCGGGAGGAAATGGACAGCGGGATAAAACGAGGTATATCGTTAGGTGTCAAAATTTGATACCTAAACTACAACCTAAACATGAACCTAATCTTATACCTAACCGTGAACCTAAACCGCAACCATATATTAATAAGACTAAGATAAAGACTAAGAATATTAATATACCCCCCACACCCCCCAAGGGGGTTGACAAAGCAAAAGAAAAAGAGCTTTTGGAAAAGGAGGAGGCTTTACGTGTTTTGGAAGAAGAGTTGAAGAAACGGGAGGCGGAACTGGGTGCACAATCGGACAATCCACCATCCAAACCGAAAAAGCGTCCTAATCCGTTGAACTCAGAAGCAAGGAAACTTTTCGAGGAACGCTATCAGGCTCTTTTCTCATCCAACTATTACTGGAGTGCGAAAGATGCGGGAAATATGTCTTCTTTGCTCAAGAAGTTGAAATTTCAACGGGAGAAGAAGAATTTACCTATTGACGACCAAGGCGTGTTGAATGCTTTGAAGTACTTATTGGATTCAATCACTGACGGTTGGATATTGGAAAACTTCAGTGTGACGAATATTAATTCGAAGTTTAATGAAATTGTCTCACAGATAATGGCAAGGAAACAAGAACATGGAAATACTAAACATACAGACGGAGCGAAAGCCCGTGAACAACAAACCGATAGAGAAATCATGGAATATGCCCGTAGTGCCTTCAGAAAAGACGTATTCGGTGATTCGTAGATATGGGGATGGGGAAAGCTTTGCGAAGACATTCAACCCATCTTTACAGACGATATGTGCCCAAAACATAGAACGGTCCTTTTTGGGCGATGCTCCATCATTGGCATTGCTGTCGCAAACTTATCCAAATGAGCAGGTAAACACTTGGATTATTGCCCATTTGATGGACTTATACAAATTCGCAGGGGTTAAGGAGAAGCCTTCGTTTCAGCAAGTCTTGGAACTAGCTGTGATGATACGGGTTGAATATTATTATTTTAAAGCTTCTGAACTGCTGTTGTTTTTCTTCAAGCTCAAGTCAGGGGAATATGGTACGTTCTATGGTGTGGTCGATCCGATGGTGATTATGGCAGCCTTGATCGAATTCAAGGCATATCGTCGGCATCAGCGGGAGATCTACGACCGTGAGATACAGCGTAAGAAACGGGAGGAGCAATGGGCAGAATGGGAGAGGAATGCCGTTCCCTGCCCGGTACACTTGAAACTGGCGAAAGCGTTTGTGGAGGAAATACAAAATGCGGAATGAGGAATCGAAGCTCCAGCAATCCTGTATCACTTGGTTCCGGCTGCAATATCCCCGTCTGGCGAAGTTGCTGTTCGCCGTTCCGAACGGTTCTCGGCGGGATGTTGTCACTGGAGCCATCCTCAAGCGGGAAGGCGTGGTTGCCGGTGTCGCCGACTTGATTCCAAAGAAATGCTATGCCAGCCTCTGTATTGAGATAAAGTACGGCAAGAACGGGTAAAGCAACAGCCAGAAAGAATGGCAACGGCTTGCGGAGGCGGTTGGGAACAAGTATGTGTATAGATCTCTGGAGGAGTTTATGAAGCAGATGACTTTGTATTTAAGTTTTAGGGCTTTAGAACTTTTGTGTGATAACGCTTGTTTGTAATAATAAAATATTCTAATTTTGCAGTCGAGAAGAAATCTATGGAATACCCTTTTGCACATAAAGAATATAAAATTTACACTAATACATTTTTGCAAAATGTATTAGTGGAGTGGTATTATACGTCTTCTGATAAAGAGATTGATATTAGTCTGTTAAAGGAGTTTTTTAAAGATAATTTTAATATAGAACTTCCATCAGAAAAAGATGATTTGTTTCCTGTCATGATTGGTTCAACAGATCAATGTGTTAATTTGTATTTTGGGAAAGATGCATTTAAACTAAGAGTGGGTATTGATGCTTATAGAGGATTTAAAAATCTAAAACAGTTTTTTGATTATGGTACTGATTTTTTAGAGATACTTCATATTAATGAAATAAAGAATGTGAAGGTACGAAAGATTAATATATGGCCTTATGAAAATGTTGGAAGTAAAAAAACGAGTAAAGATGTTCTTTTACGAAAAATATTCTCAAAAGAATTGCTAGAAGGTGATATGATACAATCTTTGAATAACGTTTCTCAATCTTTATGGGATAAGTGCTTTGATAATCAAGAACAAGCTGAGAAAATGTGTATTAAGTATGGATTTAATTCGAATTATGAAGGTTATAAAGATCTCATGATATTGGATACATATGTTGAACGTACAAGGGTTATTAGTAATAGTGATATTATTGATAATTTACTTCAAATGAATCAAGTCCTTTTTGATGCATATCATTGGAGTGTTAATCAGAAGATTATTGAAATAATGGATAAGGAGATAGTAAAATGATGAATTTTAAGTTAAAGCTAGAAAACGACTTCTTTTCCAATGAAGATAACTTGTATAAAGTTTATGCGAAAGATAAAACTGTTAGTAAAAGTGGAAAAGTCATATTAGCGTTATGTTTAACAGTTTTGTCTAGTATCTCTTCGGCAAATAATGACCATGAATTTGTATTGCAAGAACCTTTATTTAAGTCTAATGTAGTATCAAAATCCTGTATTAAAACAGAGGATGCCTTAATGGGGTATTTAAATCAGGAGACTTGTCGTGGTCATATAGAAGATAATATAGCTAAGATTAAATCATATCCTTCAAGTTGGTGGGAAAAATATGAGGCGGAAAGACCAAAACAAGTCACTTTTGATAATGTTTTTCGATTTCTTGATGTTAATAAGAATGATGTACTATTGAAGGGGGCTGAAATTTTGCCAGAACCCAATGCTACGTTGTTGATTGAATGGGATTCTGACTCTTTTATGTGTTCTCTTTATATAGGGGAAACGGAGTTTTCCTATTCTATTCTTCCTTTAAATGACTTGGAAAAACCTCTATTAGGGCAGGCTTCAATGGAAGAAGAAAAAGCTATTCTTGAATTTTTTAATCGTCTTGAAACTGTATATGCTTGATATTACAATAAGTGAAACAAATACAGATAGACGATATACGATTGAGGATGAAGAGAATGTGATAAGATTGTTATCCATTCCGAGCTGTTTAAATTCAAATGGTCGGCTGACTCCGGTTGCCTTTTCTTTATATCATAACAATGAAGATTATGTATCAATCTCTCGCTTGTTCTATTCATCAAGAGATGAGTGTATAGAATTAGGAAAAAAGATAAAAGTTTGGGCGAGTAAAGGAGATGAGTTTGCTGGTCTTGCGGAATTGAATGCAGGAAAAATAAGAAGCATATCATCTACTCAGATATTGTTGCTTTCTAAATATAAAGAAGATTTCAAGGCTCATGCTGGTATTTCATTTAAAAATGAAAATGGTGATATTTATGTGAATATAAAGAAAGGAACTCCTTCCCCTGCTTGGTTAATTCCTTTGCAACAACGGCTTTGCCTTATATCGAAGGTAGAAAAAATAGATTTGAAAAAATAATTCTTACTTCTCTCTTGCATATTTTAAAATAACTCCTCATCTTTGCACCGTCCTATTTTATCAACAGCGGCGGGTGACCGCCGAACATATTCTTTGTGTCGGCATTTTTTGTGCCCATACATAAACGTATTATAAAGTATAACGGTTTCGTACCCCCTTGATACGGCTTAATGGCCGTAACTGCCGCTGTTGGTGTAGGACAAAGGGACAGGCGAAACCGTTTTTTTGTCTATCCACTATAACAAACAATGTTAGTTATGTCCAAACAACAGAACATTTGTTTGTCGGGGAATAATAGTACCCAACAACCAACGGCCCAACCCTCCGAAATGGGTAAGTACTCCACTCCAGAACTGCAAGCCGCATTCGATGCCGGCCGTGCTCTCGGAAGAACCGAAGGCATGCTATCTTATCAACGCCACATCATGAACCAGCTCTTTGCAGAGAATCAGAAGCTCAATCGGAAACTTCAGGAACAGAAAGGAGGCCGGTCATGAGAGAACAATATGTAAGAATACTAGTTCCCAATTATAATCCGGATCCTCTTAGCGTGAAGCAATTCTTCCAAATGCAGAGCTTTGCCAAAGACGTGCAAACCTATTTACCTTATCAAAGCACCACTTTGCTCGATTTCATGTCTATTGCCTACAACTATTGCTTGAAGACTCGGCAAAATTCGTTGGATAATATGGCCTGTTATCGTGACGACTTTAGGCACAAGGTTATGCTATTCCTGACGAAGTATTATCCTAATGGATTCAAGAAAAACAAGAAAGGTTTGTCAGATACCTGCTACAAAGAACTTTTGAAATATCGCAAGCCTCGCTTCAAACGTGATTTCCTTGGTGAGTATGAGCCAATAGAGCGCATTTGGTTTATCCTCGCATTACGTGCCTGCCACAGCTTTTTATTGTCCGGACATCTAATCGGCGATATAAATCAATTTGCCTACAAACTTGAGAAAATAGCTTTAATGATGAAAGGAGATATCTAAGGACTAAATAGTTAATAGATATTTTATTTCTCGGAAGATGTTCTTCTATTTTGAGGAACATCTTTCTTTTCTTATATATCTTAGTTAAAATAGGATATGAAGGAACATTGTTGTATTTTTTGTAATAAAAAGACTGTATCAGTGATCAATACAGAAGAAGGACCAGTTTGCTATAATTGCTACTCTGATAAAAAGAACCCTCCAAAACAGAAGCAACATCATGACAACGAAGAAGCCCGGATTCAGTCGGAGTTTTTCAATAAGGTTCCTTTATTCTTCCCGAACCTACCGGATCGGCTCCTTTTTGCAGTCCCGAACGGTGGTAGCCGGCATAAAATAGAAGCGGCTAATATGAAGCGCCAAGGCGTTAAACGAGGTGTAGCTGATGTGATCCTTCAGATACCGAAAAAGGGGTATGCTTCCCTTTGTTTGGAGTTCAAGACATCGACGGGAAAACAATCTCCCGATCAAAAAGAATACCAACGCCAAGTTGAAATGGCAGGTAGTAAGTATGTGATTGTTCGGAGCGTGGAACAGGCTATCAGGGAACTGCAACTGTATCTGGGTTAATAGATTTCCCCTGTTATATTTTAGAATAAAAGTTATGGCTGAATTGAAGTATGATCCCCGGAATTATCGCATCCACACAGATAAGAACAAGAGATTGATTCGTAAAAGTTTGGAGGATTGTGGAGCGGGGCGTTCTATCCTTTTCGATAAGGATGATTGCATCATTGCAGGGAACGGAGTGTACGAGCAAGCGCTGGAATTAGGCTTACCGGTTCGAATTGTGGAGTCTGATGGTACGGAATTGATTGCTATCAAGCGTACAGATCTCTCAACTGAGGATTCTCGGCGTAAGGCGCTTGCCCTAGCTGACAATTATACCTCTGATACGTCTGTATTTGACTTTGACGCGATCGTTGAAGATTTCAGTGCAGACGAGTTGGATGCTTGGGAATTTAAAATCGATGATCTGAATATTGATGATATCTCCATCGACGATGTGAAGCCGGACAAGGGGCGTGTCGGCAGCTTGAAAGAACGTTTCATTATTCCTCCTTTCTCAGTACTTGACTCTAAACTTGGAAACTGGCAAGACCGGAAACGTGCCTGGCTTGATCTTGGTATAAAGAGTGATGATGGCCGGGAGAAGGAGATTACATTTAGCCGATCAGCGCAACCACCCCGAGTATACGAAGCCCGTAACGTAATTCGTGAAAAAACAGGTGCCGATCCGTCGTGGGACGAATTGCAGAAGTATTGCCGGGATCATGGTATCCCGTTTATGGATGGAACCTCGATCTTTGACCCGGTACTGTGCGAGCTGGCCTACCGGTGGTTTAATATTCCCAATGGTTGTATCCTGGACCCATTTGCTGGTGGCTCCGTTCGTGGTATTGTTGCATCTATGTTGGATATGACTTATTTTGGTGTTGATCTAAGGCCGGAACAGGTCGAAGCCAACTGTAAAAACGCAGTTGAAGTATTAGGGGAGGAGTTCGGCGGGAAAGGCGGTCATAAATTTGCTCCTCTGTGGCTTTGTGGAGATAGTGTAGAGATAGATGCCCTGGCAGAAGGTTATGAGGCAGACTTGGTTTTTAGTTGTCCTCCGTATGCGGACCTAGAAGTGTATAGTGACGATCCGGCAGACCTATCGACGATGGATTATCCTGAGTTCCTGCAAGCGTATAAAGAAATCATCTGGAAGAGTTGTTCACTGTTGAAGCCTAATCGATTCGCCGTGTTTGTAGTAGGAGAGGTTCGCGATAAGAGTGGTGTGTATCGGAGTTTTGTTCCTGATACGATCGCTGCGTTCCAGGAAGCAGGCTTGCATTATTACAATGAGATGATACTGGTTAACAACATAGGTAGTCTGGCTATGAGAGCCGGAAAGCAGTTTAGTAATAGCCGAAAGATTGGTAAGCAGCATCAAAATGTGCTTGTATTCTATAAAGGGGATCTGAGTAAGATTAAGGAAAATTTTCCCGAACTTGATTTCTCGAATGATGATTTGTTTAAGGAAGATTGATAAATTTGGCGAATAACTAGAGAAAAGGATATTCGCCATGAAAATAAAATTATGTATGATTTATCGTGAGGTTTTAGCGAAGAGATTAGAACGTAAACGCAAGCAGTTTATGGAATTGGAGAGACAGATAAATAGTGAAGGTGTTTCTTCATCGGTGGATAAGCGCAAATATATTGAGTTGAAAGCTATCGTGAATGAATTGGAGAATTGCCTTGATATGGCGGATTCTATGTTTAAATTTAGTAAGGAAGAAAAAGGAGAGTAGTATTTAATGGCAAAGTATAGTCAAAAATTGGTGGATCGAATTTGTTCTCTTATTCGGGAGGATAGCTATACTATTGCCGAGATTTGTGATTTGGTCGGTATAAACAAGGATACTTACTATACTTGGATGAAAACAAAATCCGACTTTTCCGACTCTATAAAAAAAGCGGAAGACGCACGGATGCAATTCTTTGTTGCCGAGGCCCAGAAGTCTTTATTAAAGAAGATTCAAGGTTATGAGGTGGAAGAGTCGAAGATCACGTATGTCGATAGTGGTAAACCTGTGGTTGATGAGAATGGAAAAGAGAAACAGAAACCTAAGATCAAAGAGAAAACTATAGTCAAGAAGCATATCCAGCCGGATACCGCTGCTATTATTTTCACCTTGACAAATGGTAATCCAGATCGTTGGAAAAACAGGCAGGATTCTAACATTAGTGGGCTTACTCCCGTAAGTAAGTTTGAGGGGATGACCGATGAGCAATTAGAGGATTTTATCTATGGAGAAAAACAGAAGAGAGATATTGTTGTTGATGGCAGAGGCGGCGGATGTGCTGAGACGCCGGAAAGCGAAAAATGATTTTTGGTCATATTGTTTATATTATGACCCGAAATTCTTTTCCAGACGCTTATTTTTGAAACATGTGGCGGACGCTTTTACTCGTGTGTATGATTCTTATCAAGATGGTGTTATTCGCAGGTTGGCCGTTTCCATGCCGCCACGTGCCGGTAAGTCCTATATATCCTCGTTGTTCATCGCTTGGATGCTCGGTCACTTCCCGGAAGAGTCGGTCATGCGCAACTGCTGTTCCGATACGCTGTATAACAAGCTGTCTTACGACACGCGCGACATCGTCCGTTCTTCCCGGTTTAAGGAAATCTTCCCAGATATACAATTGCGTGGTGATAAACAGAACGTGCATGGCTGGAGCTTGGAAGCTGCCCGGCAGGTGAGTTACTTCGGGGCTGGTGTAGGCGGTACGGTGATCGGCTTCGGTGCTTCTATGTTGGCTATGACCGACGACTTGTATAAGAGTTTGGAGGATGCACTATCTGACACCAATAACGAAAAGGTCTGGTCGTGGAAGCAGGGAACGCATGATTCCCGTATCGAAGGGAATTGTTGCTCAATCGACATCGGTACCCGCTGGTCGGCTACGGACGTTCTCGGCCGTATGGAGGAAATGGGGAAATATGACGAAATTATCCGTATCGCCGCATTGGATGAGAACGATTGTTCTTTCTGCGAGGATGTACATACGACAGAGTATTACCATGAACTACGGGAGGAAACGGATGATTCCATTTGGTGTGCCGAGTATATGCAAGATCCAATCGAGGCAATCGGGTTGTTGTTCCCGAAATCGGAGCTTAACCGATTTAAATTGGCTGATATTGAGGGCAAGCAACCGGACGGTGTTATCGGAGCTACCGATGTGGCTGACGAGGGAGACGATGATTTCTGTGCTCCGATTGCCAAGGTATTCGGTACGAAGTATTTCATTACCGATGTGCTGTTTACGAAAGATAATGTCGAGATCACCGAACCGAAGTTGGTTTCCTTGATCCTTGATACTCGTTGCGACAATATGCGTATCGAGAGTAACAACGGTGGTCGCATATTCGCTCTCAATGTTCGTAAGGCCGTGAAGTCAAAGAACGAGAAATGTATCATTCAGGCGAAACCGACAACAGCCAATAAGGATACACGTATCTTGTTGAAGTCTGGTTGGATTAAGAAGCATTGTTATTTCTTGGAAGAAAGCGAGTATAAGAAAGGTTCGGATTACGACCGGTTTATGAAAGCTTTGACCAGCTATAAGAAAGAGGGTGGTAACAAGCATGATGATGCGCCGGATGGTATGACAATACTTGCCGAGAATGTAGAGTTTATTGGGTTGTGCAAGGCTAACTCTGTACGTCGGGTAGCAAGAGGACGATAATTGGCAAAATGAAAGTGTTTTTCTGATATTTGTGACACATGTTAGATAAAATCCCGATATTTTTCTGCCACATACTTGCGTTTTGATATGTGTTCTTGGTTTTTACATTTCAAAGTGAACTTGTTTATACTGGTCGTATTGACAGCGAAAAACTATTTGCTTTTATATTTTAGCATAAAACAATTATGCCAAGTATAAGCGAAATTCTTGCGAATGAAGATTTTGGGCAGGTAGTCAGTACGTTATGTGTCGATACGATTGAATACCGGGAACCAAGAGAATATTACAGAGAATACCACGGTGAGCGCCGGCGACGTAAAACCTCTGTCGGCTGGCGTGAACCGAAACGACTGAAGGTTTATTCGGAGACATTGAAAGATAAGAACGGGGAGCCGTTACGGCTGGAAGACAAGATTGTCGATGTGGCCCGTATCGTTACCAACTTTCCAAAGAAGGAGGTACGGACCTCTGTCGCTTTCCTGTTTGGCGGGCAAATGACGATTACAGGAACGGATCAGAACGATGGTTTTCTGGAGTTCAAGCGTGTATGGGAACGTCGGCTGAAGATGCAATCCGTACTGAAATCATTCGCACGCAAGGTACTTTCTGAAAGTAAGGCTGCTCTTGTGTTCTATCCGTATACCTCCAAAGGATTAGACGGCAAATTGATTACGGAGTTGAAGGTTAAGACGCTTTCTGTTCCTCGTAATGCAAATACCTTTTCTGAGTTTTATCCTCATTTTGATGATAACGACGATTTGGATGCTTTTATTCATCGTTACCAGATAAATTCTAACGGTATGCTCCGGAATAGTTGTACTATCTGGACAGCCGATAAGATTATAACAGCTACCGATGAGATGGGCGGCTGGGTAATAAAAGAGGTTCCCAATCTATTCGGAAAAATTCCGGTTGTGTATGCCGATATCTTCCAACCTGAATGGGACGAGGTTGCCGGTATCATGGATGCACGGGAAATGCGTTTGTCCCGTATGGCCGACACTAACGACTACTTTGCGGAACCAATCTTGAAAACATATGGAGATTCCGATTTACCTTCTAAGGAAGCAACTGGGAAAGACCTTAATTTCCCCATTAGGGTCGATGAAATGTCCGGCAAAGAGTATCATGGCGATGCGGACTATCTGACGTGGACCGGTTCCCAGCCATCTGTGGACAAAGAATTGGAAGAAACGAAGAATGAGCAATTTGCCGGTACTTCCACTCCGGACCTTTCCTTTGATAACTTGAAAGGTATCGGTAATCTGTCCGGTGTCGCCCGTAAGTTCATGCTGATGGATGCCACCATCAAGGCGAGCGAGAACATGGAGACGTTCGGACCGGTCGTACAACGTTGCGTGTCGGTAGTTTTGGCTGGGATATGCAACATTACCAATATTAAGTACCGTCCCCAATTGGTGAACAACCTGATCGATGTGGAATTTGGCTCTATCCTTCCGGAAGATTTGGCTGAAACCTTGCAAACGCTTTCTGTTGCCAATGGTGGTAAGCCGATCAACTCCCAACGCACGGTTACGGCTCATTCTCCTTTGACGGAAGACTTGGATGAAGAAATGAAGCTGATGGAGGAAGAGGAAGATACAGCAGCGCAACGCAATAATATGATCGGCTTAACAATGGGATATGGAGAATGAAAGAACTATCATTTCATGAGCGACAATTCCTGCAATGTCTGTTCCGGCAACAAGGTAGCATAAAGTATTCGTTTGACGAGTTTGTCCGTAGGGTAGGACCTCTTCTGGCTAAATGGTCGGATCATGGCGGTGACCGTGTATGGATAGGCAACGCTACCATAGAGAAGCAAATCGAACGTCTGTTGGATGACCTGCATACGCAGCTCGTAAGCAATATATCCAATACAGTTACCGATGTATGGAATTTAGGCAATAGGAAAGCGGATGAACTGGTAACAGGTTATATCAAGGATATGGCCATATCCAGTACGTTGAAGGATAAGATGTTTTCCAGAAGTGCAGATGCGCTGAATACCCTGTTGAAACGTAAGGATGAATTTGGTAAAACCATATCCTCCCGTGTCTGGGATATAACGGACGGAGCTATGGATAATCTGGAGTATTATCTTTCTTCGGGTTTGTCTTCCGGCCGTCCGGCTGCGTTGATCAGCCAAGATATACGGCAATTACTAAACGAACCCAACCGTCGTTTCCGCCGTGTAAGGGACGCGAATGGCAAATTGGTCCCATCCCAGCCGATGAAAGATTATCATCCGGGGCAGGGTATTTATCGTTCATCTTATAAAAACGCCCTTCGACTAGCAGCAACGAAAACAAACGAGGCTTTTCGAACTGCCGATTATGAACGTTGGCAGAATATGGACTTCGTGATCGGTATAGAGGTGGAACGTTCACCAACGAATCACGGTCCGTGTCCTGTGTGTGACGCCAAGGCTGGCCAATACCCGAAGGATTTCAAGTTTACAGGATGGCACCCGTTTTGTATTTGCATATCTACGCCGATTATGATGGATCATGAGGAGTTCGCTGAATGGTTACTGGGTGATGGAAAGCCAAAGGATTCGATTAATGTAGCGTCCGATAAAGTGAGATTTAAGGAGATCAAGGAAAAGGCTTCTTTATTAAAACAAACTGTTATTCGGAATAAAGATTTTCGGAAAGATATACAGATTACCGGTCGTGGTATAAAAGAGTGGTTGAACCAGCCACATAAATATTACGAGAAAAAGAATGAAATGCTTTTGGATATAGCTTCTGTGATAAAGGATGCGGAATATATTGGTTGCGGAAATGATAAGCATGGATATAATGCTATTGTTCATTTGTTTGAGACAAAAGTGGAAAACGAAAAGTCTTGGATTCTTGTGAAAGAGCAGGCGGATGGTAGCACATCGTTATATAGTATCTCTGATAGCATAAATATATTGAGATTATTGGAAAAGAAGAAAGGCGATTCATAAGTAGCCCCGTGGAACTACAATCCACGACTTGCTTATAAACCGCCTTCTTTTTGCAAAAATATAAATAATCTCCTAATTGTTTAGCGATTTAGGAATTTTAATCGTAAAATCAACTGTTGGCGCCAGCATAATAGTTGAACAACTGCGGTGCTGAACACCGTGGTTGAACTGGGGTGCTGATGACCCCAGTTGTTACGCTCGGCATAATGGTTGGAATTAATCAAATTACTTCTGCTTCCTCCTTAGGTTGCTCTACCACCTTAAAGAGGTTGGCGAGAAATTCCAGCCCTTTCTGAGTAACGAGCACTTTTAAGACCATGAATCCATCGTGATTGTTCCGGTCAATCCATTTCTCTTTTAGGACGAAATAACCACGCTTCACATATTCCTGCTTCGGTTCGTTCTTGTTCTTGAAGAATACACCCATATCACGAAGTTTTTGGAACAAGGTATTTCTGCCGAATGGGAGATTCAGGATTTTTGCGGACTGGCCGATGTCGATACGTTCGTCCGCATCCATTATTTTATCCATAAAGTCTGCCTTGGGACGTAGTTTGTTGTTTTCTTTTACTACGGTTTCAACTTTTTTCTCCAGCTGCCGGATTCGTTCTTCTTTGCGCTTCATGGTGTCTTTGGCAACCAATAAGGCACGAGCCATGATCTCCTCCGGTGTCTCGTCTTCTTTGGCAATCATGTAACCGCCGGTTTTGCGGATGGCGGGGAGGATCTCTTCGCATACCCAGTCTTGGAACTTTTCTGCCTCGGGTAATTTGGAGCGCATAACTAAGCGGTAAACATCGGATTCTGGGATGAAAGAGATTTCTACTTTCTGTTCTGTACTTTTACCATATTGGTTTGTTGTGATTGAGACCCCCTCGTGTTTCACGACCCCCTTACAATGTCTATTGATAGCATCATATCGATTACTATACCCTAACATCGCTGCCACATCATTGGCCACAAACATTGGTTTATCATCTATAACCGTAACTCTGATTTGTCCGAATACCGGACTTTGGAAATATTGTATCTTCGCTTCCATAATGAGTCGTATTTAAAAGTGAAAGGGCAAAGACCGGAATTGCCTATTGTGGCTGTTTGCAATTCCAATCAATGCCCTTTATTAATATCTTTCTCTGGAGAACAGCCACGAGCTCCGGATTAGAACGTTCTGAAGTAATATATAAGTCAGATTTTCTTTTTCCGGAGGCAGATGGCGATACCTTCTATACTTTCGCTTTTTGTGCCTGTAGTTTCGAATTTAACTTCTCAGCCTCCTTTTGCATATTTTCGGAAGCGTGCTTGATGTAGTATAGCATTCCTTCGGTTCTTCCTATCTCTCGACCGGAATTGAAAGCGGCTTGCAGTTCTGGAGTGGAGTACTTGCCCATTTCGGAGGGTTGGGCCGTCCTTTTGCCGTTACTATTGTTGGCGGCATTGGAATCCTTGGAATTGATAGACATATATAATAAAAAAAGGTATTCGTGCCTTTCCTGCTGTCTATCACATTCCAAGGGATGTTGTGGTCCCATTACAGTTCCACACAGGGGTACACGAATACCAAATATCGTTATACAATAAATGTGTGTGCATAAAAAATGCCCACATCCCTTAGTTAAATATGATAGACACCACAAAGATGAGCACTAATTCTGAATCCCACAAGAAAAAATAGAAATACCTTTGCTTTTTCATCTTGTTATGCTATTTTTGCGTTATGTGGAAAGAGAAATTAGGAAACTATTTGATTGATGTCTCGAAATATATCTTTACAGGTGTAGTGGTAGCGTCTTTATTCAAGGATATGGAAGATAATAAGTGGCTGATTTATGGCCTAGGCTTTACGTCTTCTATTTTAGCCTTAATAGCAGGATTGGTATTAACGAATAAGAAAAAGGAGGATAAGTAATGGGAGCTATAATTGGATTCGCCGTGATAGGCATACCTTGTGCCGCATTTTTGATCTATTGCCTTACGCCTTCTGGCAAACAATGGCTTAGATCCAATCACATGATTTGACAAGATAGATTCTTATAGGAATAATTGAAATGAAGCCTGCCGGTTGTCCGGTGGGCTTTTTTTATACCCGGAATTTTCTTTCTCTCCCTTATATTTTAAACAGAAAACTCTTATGACAATTTTAGATTTAATCAAGGCGGCATGTAAGACAAAAGGCGTGCCGGAGAAGTATGCGGAACGTATTCAAAAGACGTTCAAGATTGAGAAAGCCGAGGGGATGGAGGCTTTCGTGGACCTGTTCAAGGATAATATTCTTCCGGCAATCCAAGAAGCGGAGAATGAAGCTAAGACTACGGCTGAAACGGCCGCTGTCGCCGCTTATGAAGCCAAGCATGGGTTGAAGGATGGTAAACCGGTAGAAGATCCGGATAAGAACAAGAAAACGGAAGAAGAGCTGTTGAAGGATCTTAGCCCGGAACTGAAAGCTTATCTGGAAAGTATGAGGAAGAGCGTCGATGATATGGCTAAGAAGGTGGGCGATTCCATTACCAACTCGGCAAACGAGGCTAAGAAAGAAACAGTCCGTAAGCAGTTGAAGGATGCCGGTCTTCCGGATAGCTGGCTGGGACGTGTGGACTTGGCTTCGGAAACCTCTATCGAGGATCAAATCAATGAGCTTTCCGAAGAGTTTACCGGAATCCAGCAAAAGGCGATCGATGATGCCGTGGCCCGTGGTGATTACGCTCCCGGTTCCGTGAATCTTCCGGAGCGTTCCGAGGCGGATTGGGCGAAGCTGATGGATCAGGATGCCGACAAGAGCGCAAATAATCCCGGTGTGGTGAACCTGGGTATTGAATAATCCAAGAAAAGTGTAACGTTATGTACAGAAAAAGAAAAAGAGAATTCCAGTATCCTCCCGGAATTGAAAAGATTATTGAGGATGTGATCGGCGGTGGGACGATTGACCGCCGGGATTTGCGGAACGCTTTGTTCAATGGCAAGTCGTTGGACGAGCTTCCTCCGATCGTGATCGTGGTGAAAGATCCGGAAACGGGGCTGTATCATGTGTTGAAAACAGCGTTGGTTTCAGAAGCGGCCGCTGCCGATGCGACAGCGTATAAGGTAGCCAAGAACCATCTGTTTGGTGTGGGTGACTTCGTGACGATTGGTGGAGCTTTGACAGGCGCGTCCGATAAGATCACGGCTATTGATAAGAGTAATGCGGAGTTTGATACGATCACGTTGGAAGCGACTATCGGTGCTGCCGCAAAAGGTCAGGTATTGGTTCAGGCTAAAGACAAACAGGCTGCGAAAGCCGCCAAGTTGCCTTATGATGGCGAATTGGTTGTCACGATGAATAAAGTCGACTTGACTGTAGCCAACCAGCAGTCCGGGTTATTGGTAAGAGGTACGGTAAACGAATCCTGTATGCCGTTCCCGGTAGATAAGGACTTGAAGGCATTAATGTCGTTTATCCGTTTTGTGTAATCCATTAAAATCAGATATATGGAAAGAAGTTTAATTAAGCAAGTGAATAAAAAGAACATGGCGGCCCGTTTGAATACCCGTCATGTGAAACCGGTTGTCTTCCCGAACTTCTTCGGGGTGAAAAGAAAGACCTCGTTGAAGTGGGAGACTCTGACCGGTGAGAAAGGCGCTCCGGTAATGGCAGACGTGATCTCTTTCGACGCTTCCGCACCGCAGAAGACCCGTGAGGTGATCAGCAAGCTGTCCGGCGATATCCCGAAGACAGCCGTCAAGCGTGGCATGAACGAGAGCGATTACAACGAGTATAAGCAATTGGAACGTGACGCGCAAGGTGACGCGGACCAGTTGGCATTGTTGAATCTGGGTTTCAAGGATCAGGATTTCGTGTATAACTCCGTTCGTGCCCGTTTCGAATGGTGGTGTATGCAGCTCATGAGCCGTGCGGGTTTCCATTTGTCGGCAAAGAACAATGGCGGTGTCGTTACGGCTGAGTTTGTCGGTTGCGGTATGCCGAAGAAGAACCAGCGTAAATCTACTACGGACTGGAGTAACGCTACAACGGCCAATGGATTGCAGGATATTGAGGATACGGTTGTGGCCGCTTCTGCCGAAGGGGTGACGATCCGTTACGTTGTAATGCATGTGGCTGATTTCTCTTTGCTAAAGAAACAGAAATCCACGTTCGACACGTTAAAGGCATGGGTTAATTCGTCCTCCAAGATATTGGTGACAAAGAATCTCATCAACGAGTATCTGGCCGAGCAGGAGATCCCGGTGAAGATCATTACCGTGAACCCGGCTGTCCGTATCGAGGATAGTGCCCATCGTCGTAAGACGATCAATCCTTGGGAGCGTAAGCGTGTATGCTTCTTGGAGGATTTGAAGGTGGGTGACATTCAGCATGGGCCGATCGCCGCCGAGTCTTCCGCTACCTTGCAGAAAATCGCTCTCATGGTTAAGCAGGATTGGATCTTGGTAACCAAATGGTCTGAGCTGGAACCGTTCAAGGAATGGACGAAAGCGGAAGCGAACGCTATTCCTGTCGTGAATGATCCGGATGCCATGTTCATCATGAAAGTGGATGGGAAGGATTGGAACGCTTCTGAGGATACCGAGGGTACGGATGATATCCCGGCGACATTCTTGGGTGAAACCGTCGAACCGGAGGATCAAACGATTCAGGATACTGAAAACGGAGAATAACAATTATGGCTAAGACGATTCGAGATACGATACTCGCTTATCCCGGTCTGGCTGACTGTGAAGATTTTTTGGATAACGTCGTTTTGCCGGGACGCGGTTTTGAAGGTACAGAAGATAGTAAGACGATCGATATCCAAAAACAAAAGCTGGTGGCCCCCCCCCCCTCTTCATTTTATACTGAAATAATATTTTAA